GCTACCTTGATCAACAAGACCGCTATTCTGGTACAACATATAGTTATACATACCGTTATAGTGGTTATCTCCCTCAAGAGCAGGTAGTGTAAATGTGTATTCAGCATACCTATCATTACTAGTGACAAGGGTAAGAGGTACACTAAAGAGTAAGGTATTACTTAACTGACTCCATACCTCAAGTTCAAGAGTAGCAGCAGTTACCGGATTAGGCGAACCACTATCCCTGTTCTGAACCCAAGTGTATGTAGTGTTATATGAAATTACTTCTAGTGTCATTTCCTGGTTATTTACTCTAAATATAAAACCGGCCTCTGGTGTTTACAATTCTACATTTTATATATACCTGCACGAATATATACTAAAACACGAGACAAATGAGATATGTTTATGCACTAGTTAATTCAATCGGTCAGGTTGAATATGTTGGAGAAACCAAGGATCCTAAGTGGAGACACTATGACCACACCAAGAGAAAAACTCACGCCTTCTATGGTCGTGATGATCTACAACTAATTATCCTAAGTGAACACGAAAACAGACAGGATAGTTTTGCTGCCCAGTGTTGGTGGCAAGAACACTATGGTTTACCTACTGACCGTCAAAAAGTAGAAAAGAGTTTAGCCAAAGGTCGTGCTATTCTCCGTGCCCTAGGTATTAATAGCAAAAAATAAAGGGACCCCCGTAGGGATCCCTTTTGCATATATAGAGAAGCGCTCTGCGTTCTTTCTAAGGTGGATTAATTTTCCACGATAGTTGAGGTTATCTCGTATGAAGGATACAACTCAGCACCGCTAATGGTAATTTCATAACCATTACGATCACCGTATGCAGTACCACTAATACTTGTACCGGCAGTCATATAAGCTCCACGCTCTAATCCTACTGACCAAAATAGACCGTTGTTATCTTTAAATATAACAACCATATTGGTAGCTTGACCCATTAATAACAATTGGTTACGCTTTGCAGCTTCCATTTTGTTAAACACCATAGATAGTGCTTGGTCATAGAAAAGAGTACCATTCTGTTGGTTAACAGTATGGGTTTCAGTGAATGAGCTAGTCTGACGAGGAACCTCAAACTCATAGAAATTACCAGGCGTGAGTGGAGAACCACCTACTGTGATTGCGGTAACAACCCCAGCACTCTCGGTAATACTTTCAACTGGACCGTTAGCGATGAAGATCTTCTCAACACCACCATTGGATTCGTTACAGTCTAAAGTAAAACCTGCAGATAAATTTGAACAAGCCATAGTTTCTTATTTTTTTAATTTTGCCCGAAGGCGTTTAGTTTGAGATTACGCTAAGTCGTTAGTAGCAAACACGTTAACTTGAGATACAGCTACACCCAATCTCCACTTTGCAGTGAACTTAACAACGTCAAATCCACGATCGTAGAAGAATTGCATAGTAGACATATCGTCTTGTAAACCTGTACCTGCAACAATAAATTTAGCAGGACCTGCAGCAACATAGTTAGAACCTACAAGACCAGAAGACTTAACAACTTTACAGTTGGTTCCGATCAAGTCGATAGAGTTAACTCCATCACCTTGGTTGTAGTGGAAATAGTTCTGTGCAACCAATGCTCTGCGAAGAGTTTGGTAGTTAGCAGGAGATACGATCATAATCAAATCATCGCGATCTTTAACTGATTCGTCGATAGCGTCAAATAAGTCAAGAGCTTGAGCAACTGCGTTGTTCACAGTCCAAGCAGCAGCACCTACAGGAACGTTAGCAGTAGATGCAGTGATCTGAGCTTTAATACCGTCACAAGTACCGTCACCATTGATTAAGAAGTCTTCGTTATATTTCTTAACGCGCTCTACATAGTAGTTAGCGATAACTTCTTCAAATGGTACAGTTTCTTGGAATGCAGAAGGGCTCATTCTTTGTGATAACCAGTACTGACGTAAGTCTTCAGGACAAAGGTCCATCTTAACTTGCTTGTCACGAATACAGATATCAACTTGAGTGAAAGCCACATCACCAGATGGGTTCCATCCACAAGCTAAGTCGTTTACGTTTAGGTCACCGTCCATCAAGTTGATAGCAACGGTACCAGCGCTTAAACCGGCGCGAACATCGATTTCATTCATTAAGTCGGTAGTGAGAACCGCCTTGGCAATCAGGTCCAAAGACAATTCATCAGTATACGCGGTTAATGCATTTAAGTCAAAAGCCATAGTTTATACTTTTTTTTAGTTTAATTTTTGTCCTGATTTTCTTAATTGTACAAGTTTTTCAAAACGTGCCTCTGCTACAGATTTGGTAGTAGCAATGTCAGATTTGAAAGTTGTGGAGATTCTTTTTGCTGCAGGAGCGTCAGCAACTTTGTTAAATCTTTCTTCAAGGTTAGTAACCTCTTTTTTCATCTCGGCAACCTCTGTAAAGTAAGGAGCAAGAACAGCAGCAATTGCAGTGAGAATTTCGTCAAGTGACATTTTCTCTTCAACTACAGCTTCGGCCATTTTTTGTTTTTTGGCCTCAACTGGAGCTTTTTCTTCAACGTTAACTATTTCGCCACCTTCACCTACAGTGATTAACAAACCAGTAGTGGTTTCATGGATACCTGCTGGAGCAAATGGATCTTCAGATACACCTTCGCCTGCACGTACAAAAAGAATAGCACCTGGAACAAATTCGCCCTCAGTGTAAACCTCAGTACCATCAACGAGAGTAGCCTCAGCCATTTTCTCTTCAACGATCTCCTTAACCTCTTCTGTCTGCTCAGCCAACATGAGTCTTAATTTCTTAATAACATCATTAACTTTCATAGGTCATGGTTTTTTTAGTTTATGTGGATTTGGTCCACAGTTCTAAATATTTATCGCCTATGAATTGACAAAAGTTGGAAATACGGTAAGACGGGAATGTGGATTAGTGTTCCAGATCTGGACACCGGCCTGGTCGGCCATTAGTTTAATCGCATAATAGTCAGGCAACCACCTTTCGTATGATTGGGGCGAAAGGGTTATCCTTGTGTAGTCATCGTGCCAATGGCTTTTGCCACCTACACTAGAGTGATCGTAACCTAGTAAGTAAATCTTCTTATAACCCAGGCGGAGTGCAAGATAGAGAGCACCTGCTCCACTACTTTTTACCTGGACCTCTAGTTGATTAACATCTTCTGGGTAAGGTTGCATGTCGCAAGTCCATTTTGCAAACGGATAGCGGTGAACCTTTTCGCTGTTTTTATCGTACCACTGGCGATCCATCCAAAAACAGTAGTCAACAGGAAAGTAGAAACCTGCCTGGTTAATACCTAATGAATGGCCCTTTACAAGGTGTACATAACGTGCAACCGAAGGTCCTCCTCCAATGATCCACAGTGTATCACTCGCCTTCACCCTTCTTACCTTTTTTAATCTCAATTATGCGGATCACATTTAGGATTAGTGCAGAGACTAAGACAAGAATGGTTAAAACGGTTTCAAAATTCATTATAGAGAGTGTCATACCCGTTACCGATAGGGCATTTGCAATGGTATCTTTTTCGGTCATTATGCTACGATTTTTTGTATAAAGTCTCCAGTTACTGAAAACCCATTGAGTTCTCCACTTTTGATCTTGGCCCATGTTTCAGGATTGTTTATTTTATAACTTACCATCCAGGTTCCTTTAGGTAAACCCTTATAACCTAGAGCGGTTGCTTTATCATGATCAGGATCTTCAACTATCCAACTCTCAAGAAGTGTATTTTCATTTGTAACCTGATCATTGTGGTTTATATCTGTATTGTTATGCGCATGACGAGCAAGGAATTCACCAGCAATTTTTCTCACTGTTTCTTCACTAAAGAAAACAGCAAATGAACTACCGTCTTTTCCCTTACGAGGAATTAGTTGATTAGGTATCATTGCAGGACCAGTGATAATCATTTGATCATCAGCAGAGAAACGCCAATAGTTGTTCTCAGGACCTGCAGTTTCGCCTGCATCACCAGGAGCAGGTCCTCTATCAACCAGGATTAGTTGTCCGCTTGTGTTGCGGAATACAGCAAGTTCTTGCCAATAGTGTTTGCAGTTAACTCCACCTTTATAGTTCCATACACTATATGTTGGACTGTTATGACCCATACCTGGATTAAGTGCAGCAGTAGCAGTGGTGATCTGGTTAATCTCTGCACGTGTATACAGCTTATTTAAGGCCAGCATACCACGACAGAAAAAGCGTTGGCCACGTGGACCTGCATAGCGGTACTTTATTTCAGCTGGTGCATCACGACGGATATCTGAACGACTCAGGATATCAAGCGCCTGTATGCCTTCGAGAACTTCCGCTACTGTCATAAATTCTTCGCGGTTAAGTTCTAGGTAAAGGGTTTCACCAGGATTGTACTCTTCTCCT